CGGTGGTTTTGTTTATTATTGTATTTTGTACCCAATGGCTTCAATATAACAAAACCTATACCGTGGCTTATGAGGAAAGTGCGAACCGCCGAATTGTTCTTGCTGAAAAACTTCGCAGACTTCCGTTGTCCTTCTTCGGGCAGAAAAATCTTTCCGATCTGACCACAACTATCATGGGTGATTGTACGGCGCTGGAGCGTGTGTTTTCTAATGCCCTTCCGCAACTTTTTGGAACCATTTTCATGTTTATCATTACGGCGATAGGTCTGCTTGTAATGGATTGGCGGTTAGGGCTTTGTATTGTGATTCCTGTTCCCGTAGCAGCACTGGTGGTCTTTGCAGCACGAAAGGCACAGGCTAAGGCAGAAAGTGCTAATATGGACGCTAAACGTGCAGCCTATGATGGAGTACAGGAATATCTTGATACGATTCAGGAATTGAAATCTTGCTCCAGAGAAGAAGAATATCTGGCCGGTCTGGAAAAAAAGCTGGACTATGTGGTGAAATGCTCTTTCCGAAATGAGATCGCGCCTGGCGCAGCGACTACAACAGCACAATTTATTCTGCGCTTTGGCCTTGTTGCGGTACTGCTGGTAGGTGGCTATCTTGTGGCGGCTGGCTCCCTCACGATTCCCATGTTTATCTTATACCTTATTTTTGCTGGCAGAATTTATGACCCCTTCACAAGCTGCTTTATGTTGATGGCCGAGGTCTTTTCTTCACTGGTAAGCGTAAAGAGAATGAAACAGATTGACGCAACACCGGAACAGACAGGAAGTAATGTTTGCAATAACAAAGGATTTGACATTGAATTTAAGAATGTCCATTTCTCTTATAATGAGGAACCGGTGTTGAAAGGCGTTTCCTTCACAGCAAAACAAGGTGAAGTCACCGCCTTAGTAGGTCCGTCGGGAAGCGGCAAATCTACTGCTTCAAAATTGGCAGCACGGTTCTGGGATGCAGATTCCGGCCAAATCACTTTAGGTGGTGTCGATGTAAAGAGCGTAGAACCGGAAACATTATTCAAAAACTTTGCTATTGTTTTCCAAGATGTACTTCTCTTTGATGAAACTGTCATGGAGAATATTCGCCTTGGACGAAGCGGTGCAACTGACGAAGAAGTAAAAGCGGCGGCAAGGGCTGCACAGTGCGAAGAATTTATTTCTCGGCTGCCACAGGGGTATCAGACGAATATTGGCGAAAATGGCAGCGCCCTTTCCGGTGGAGAACGGCAACGGATTTCCATTGCGAGAGCATTGCTAAAAAATGCGCCGGTAATCCTTTTGGACGAGGCTACAGCCTCTATGGATGCTGAGAGTGAAACATTGGTACAGGATGCTCTTTCTGTCTTGCTGAAAGATAAGACCGTTATGGTGATTGCTCACCGTATGAGGACAGTTGCTAATGCGGATAAAATCGTGGTTTTGGATGATGGAAAGGTAAGCGAAATGGGTACACCACAGGAGCTTATGAAAAAGAACGGGCTATATGCTCACTTGGTTGCGTTACAGCGCGGTAAATGATAATCACGAATCTACTGAAAAGGAGGTGACGCACTCTATTGATTTCAATGATCGCAAAGATGGCATGGGAAAAACACAAAACTCAGGAGGCGGTTTCACCTTCCGAATCTTATGCCGAAGAACTTCGGGCTACGGGTGAAGATTATTTAGAAGCAGTTCTGATTCTTGATCGTCAGAAAGGTGATGTTCGCTGCGTTGATCTTGCAACCTTTTTAGAGCGTTCAAAGCCGACTATTACAAATATGGTTACAAGACTATGCGAAAGCGGATTCTTAGTGCGTGAGGATAATAAGTCGATTTCTTTAACGACTAAGGGTAAGGAAGTGGCAGAAAAGATTTATGAACGCCATCGTTTTTTTACCAAACGATTGATCGCTGCTGGTGTAGATCCAAAAACAGCGGAAAGAGACGCTTGCCGATTGGAACATGCTATCAGCGAAGAATCTTTTCAAAAACTGAAAGATGCTTTAGAGGACTAAGGAGGTGGTGATAACATGGGAAATTAGCCGTACTGGATTTAAAAGATTCCGGCAGGCAGATTGGTGAAAAGCTATTTACTCTGCTTTCTCCCTGCCAAAAGAAGGAGCTGGCTCAGTTTGTTCGTGATTATGAGGCTGGCAATATTCCGGCTGATGTCCCATACTTAACACTTCTTCGAGGCCAGTATTTTATCCCTCCGCAGGCAGATCAGCCATTGACGGAAATCCGGGAAGGTGATTTGTATTTCTGCTTGGAGCAGCACCTTGTTACCGTGCGGAGCCAGGTAATTCCGCTGACGGTCAAGGAATTTGAAATCTTCGCTTTGCTCATACTGAACCCAAAGCGGGTATTCACTTATGAAATGCTCCTGGATCTGGTATGGCATGAGGATTATTCCTACTATTCCCGGAAAGCGATCAACAACCATATAAGCAACCTGCGAAAGAAACTCCGGGTTGCCCCTGATTTGCCGGAATATGTGAAAAGCGTCTATGGTGTAGGTTATAAATTTGAAGTATAGAAAGGGTGCGGTATTTCTGCCGCACCCTTAAATTTTCGTTTTTTCTGCTGTGTGGATAATGCCTGATTTTGTCATGTATTGTTGATTAAATTCAGTAAAACCATGACGCTTCTGGAAGAATTATAGCATTTATCCCTATATAATGCCCCAAAATGAGGGAGGTGGACATAATAGGTAACTCTGCTCTCCTTCAATAAAGGAGGGCATGGAAAATGCTGCCGAGGTCAGAATACCGGCCTCGACATAGCCGGTCATATAAAAGAGATTCAAACCCCGTAATCCTGCGATGGATTGCGGGGTTTTTCCATTCGACAGGATTTTGCATTTTCCATTCTGCTCCGTCAGATGGTGACGGAATACGACAGGCGCAGCTTACCGCTGTACGGTGGGCGCTCTTTTTTACAAATAAGGCGCAGGACAAGCCTGCCGCCGGACCTGTACGGTGTAGATCACCGCCCCTCTGATTTCGATTTGCCCATTACCCACTCAAAAATCGAAATTGGAGGATTACCATGAAAGAAATCAATCTGCGGGAATTTTACCCGGAAATATATAAAACGGATCTGTTTATCAGCCTGCCCGATGAGGTTGTGGATGTGCTGGTAGAATATCAGCGGAAAGAAGTGGCATATCGCCGCCGTACATACCGGCATAAGGCATTCCTTTCTCTTGATTATGGGGATGATATTGAACGCGAAGCTGTTCTTTTTACCCCAACGCTGCAGGAGATCGTAGAAAGGCACCTGGAGGAAGAACGGCTGTACCAGGCGATTTCTTCATTGCCAGAGAAACAACGCCAGCGTGTGTACGCTCACTATATTCTCGGCATTACCCTGATGGATATTGCCAAGATGGAAGGTGTTTCTCTCCATGCTGTCCATGAAAGTATTCGGCGCGGACTTCGGCGTCTGGAAAAAATTTTAGAAGAAAATTTCTAAACCCCCTATAAATGTACCCCCGAAAATGTCACGACTTATAGAAGGACAATTTTTTGGGACAATGCCATTTCGGTGAGTGAGAACCTTCAACGGTGCCACACCCACCTGTATATGCAGACAAGCTCCCAATCCTTCATCTGGACCTTGAAAACTGCATATACGGTGCCATAGGTACTTTCCCTGTATTCCGAGCGGCAAATGGAGCGGCGCGATGACAGGCGGCTTTAAGGAGGTGATGAAGCCCAGCCGTCCGAGCGATCTACGCTATCCATTGATCTGGCTGTGGCAGGCCAGACGCGATGACTGATACAGGGTATAATGATACTTTCTCACGACCCGTCAAAGACTTGGGGGGAGTCCCTTCTGTGTTCGTTAGCTCTGGCGAAGCGACGGCACAAGCAGGGCTATGATGCGGTAAAGCTGGCCGCAGCCTGTGGCATCCCCGGCCCGGAAAAGGGCCTGCCGGGGGGCGTGGCAAATACGGCAAGTTACCAAGAAAACATCCATGCCGTTGTTTTGATTTTCGAGCAGCGGCATGGATTCTTATAAAATCGAAATCAGATACCATGAGGCCGGGCCGCTCTTTTCGTGTGTCCGGCCTTATTCATGTGATTTTGATGATCCAGTATGAAAAGAAAGGAGCTGTTGTTATGACTCAAACACCGGCCTATACGGTCATACATACCCCGGAAGCAGACAGACTTGCCGACATCCGGGATGTATCTGTCAATAAGGACCTGCCGCGGGAAGAAAGGATTGCCGAGTTTGTCCGGCAGATCCGGGACCCGTATCATTTCAAATGCGGTGGATTTGTTGTCAGGGCAAGTTTTTCCCAGGGAGGCGCTACCCTGGAAGAATGCCTCCGCGGAATCCTACGCTGAAAATTATTGATATTTTTTATTTTGGGGGCTGATTTTTCCCGCATGGAGCGTTATAATAAACATGGAAAAGGAATTGAATACCGATACGCAGACTGCACTCCTTGAATTGCGGGGATTTTTCCGTGATGAAAGGAGTGTTTTTCTATGCAGGTTTATAAAGCTGCCAAATATATCCGCTTATCTTATACGGATGACAAATCAAATGAAAGCAACAGTGTCGGCAATCAACGAAAGCTGATCGAAGATTTCGTGAGCCGTCACCCGGAAATCGAGCTGGTTTCCGAAAAGGTAGACGATGGGTACAGCGGGGTTATCTTTGACCGTCCGGCTTTTAAAGAAATGATGGATGACATCATGGAGGGAAAGATCAACTGTGTCATCGTCAAAGACCTTTCCCGTCTTGGCCGTGAGTATATTGAGACTGGCCGCTATATGCGCCGTGTCTTTCCGGCCTATGGCGTGAGGTTTATTGCCATCAATGACAATATCGATACTCTCAATGAGAGCGCAGGCGATGACCTGACTGTATCAGTAAAGAACATTATGAATGAAGCCTATGCACGGGATATTTCCATTAAGACGAGAAGTTCCCTGGAAACTAAGCGTAAGAATGGGGATTTCGTTGGAGCTTTCCCGGTTTACGGCTATCGTAAATCCGAAGATAACCATAATCTTCTTGTAGTAGACGAATATGCTGCCCAGGTGGTGCGGAGCATTTTCAGGATGCGCCTGGAAGGATTCAGCCCCTACGCCATCGCGAATGAGCTGAACCGGCTGGGTACGCTCTCTCCTTTGGCATATAAAAAGTATTATGGCCTTCCCCATGCCAAGAAAGGCTATACAGACCGGAAGGATTGCCGGTGGTCGGCAAATACTGTCACCCGGATCTTGCAGGATGAAACCTATACCGGTACGCTGGTCCAGGGCCGAAAGGGTTCCCAGCACTTCAAACTGAAAGAAATGGAGAGCCGCCCTTCCTCCGAGTGGGTTCGCGTGGAAAATGCTCACGAAGCCATTATTGATCGGAATGATTTTGACCTGGTGCAAAGGATTCGCAACCTGGACACCCGTACATCTCCCCAAAAAGATAAAGTCTATCTGTTTTCCGGCATACTGGTCTGCGGTTGCTGCGGCAGCCGGATGGTACGCAAAACGAACCGCTACAAAGACAAAGAATATCACTATTACTATTGTCCCACCGGAAAGAAGAACGGCTGCGCCCATCCGGTCATGGTAAAGGAACATGAGCTGATGGAGTGCGTGCGGGACAGCCTGAAAGGGTTTATTGCCAATGTAGTCTCTTTGGATGAAATCTTATCCGGCATAGACCAGAGCCGTATCAACCGTGAACTTATCAAAGAGTATTCGCGGCAGATCGCCCAGAACGAGCAGCAGTTGGAGCAGATCCGTCAATATAAGATGAAGCTGTATGAGAGCATGGTAAACGGCTTTCTGGACAAGGCGGAGTTCCTTTATAACAAAAGCAGTTACAGCGCCCGTATCACCCAACTGGAACAGGCGGTTGCCGCCCTTAAGGAAAAACGGACCGATGTAATGGAAAACCGGAGTGAGCGGAATCGTTGGATTGAGAATTTCAGGCGTTTTTCCGATCTGGAAGAACTGGACCGCAAGGCGGTGATCCAGCTTGTGCAGGTGATTACAGTGCTTGGAAAAGACGAATTGCAGATTCAATTTAATTATCAGGACGAATATGAAAAAGCCCTCGCCCTGATTACGCCGGTACAGGAAAGGATGGTGGTCTGAAATGGCGAGAAAGAGCAGGAAACATACTATGGCGCAGGCTGCCATGCCTGCTTCCCCGTTTATCAGCACGGCGCTGTATATCCGGCTGTCTGTGGAGGATAACAATAAACGTGGAAATTCTATCGAAACGCAAAAGCTGGTTCTCGAAAAATTCCTATTGGGAAAACCTGAACTGCGTCTTTATGACATTTATATCGACAATGGAGCAACAGGAACGAATTTCAACCGTGACGGCTTCCAACGGATGCTTTCGGATATTGAATCCGGCAAAGTGGGCTGTGTGATTGTCAAAGACCTTTCACGCCTGGGACGCAATGCCATTGACACGGGATATTACATTGAGCGGTATTTCCCTTCCCATAATGTCCGGTTCATCAGCGTTACGGATCAATTTGATTCTGAAAATCCTGATAATCTCCACGGCGGTATTATCCTTCCGCTGAAAAATATGATTAACGAAGCCTATGCTCTGGACATAGGACGTAAGATAAAGGCCCAGGCCCGTCAGGATATGAAAGAGGGCAAGTATGTGGGTGGCAGGGCGCCATTTGGATATATGAAAGACCCTGATGACTGCCACAAATTGATTATTGATCCGGTGGCGGCTCCTGTGGTACGCCAGATTTTCCAGTGGGCTTATGAAAAAGTCCCCCTCAACCGGATTGTGCTTCTGCTCAATGAAGGAAACTACCCTTCTCCCGGAAAGTATAAGATGCAAACCGGGGAGATCACCCATCAGGCGTTAGCAGGGCGCGGCTACTGGCAGACCTGGACAGTTGCCAAGATTTTGAAGGAGGATAAATATACCGGCGACATGGTGCAAGGGCGAACAAAAACGGTCCTTCACCGGCAGGTGCCCGCAGGCGAGGAAAACCTGATTGTCGTTACTGGAACCCATGAGCCTATCGTTTCCAAAGAGATTTTCGATGCCGTTCAGAAGTACCGGGCAGAAGTGGCCGAGGAAAGCAAGAAGCACCCCGTTATCCCATACACGCCCAATATTTTCAAGGGGCGTATCTTCTGTGGAGACTGCGGGAGAAGCCTGCACCGCCAGCGCCAACAATGCAATGGTTCATATCGCTTCCACTGCCTGACACCTACCAGGGTACATAAAGATAAATGCACTGGCGTTTCCATCAGCGAAACCGAGCTGATCGCAACGATACTGGATATTCTTAAAAGGGAACTTGCCGCCGTCCTGGGGGATTACGCGCTGCTTCTGAAAGACAACATGCAAAAGCACGAAAAAGAAGCTGCTTCCCGTGAGAAAATCAACCGGGCAAAGCTGCAGTTTAACCAAAGCCGTGAGCTTTTGCAGACTCTTTATGAAAATCTGATGAACGGTGCGATTGACAGTGAAGAATACTTCGACCTGAAAGCGACCTATGAAAAGCAGATACAGGCAGCGCAAAAGGAGCTTGCTTTTTACGAAAAGCAGGCTGATGTCCGCCAGAAGCAGGCTGAAAAGTGCAAAGATCTGGAAAAAGACGAACAGGAACTTTTGAGTGGAGGCGTCCTGACCGCCGCCCTCATTGGGCGGTTGATTGAGCGGATCACAGTCTACCCGGATAAACAGGTAGATGTAAAATTCACGTTCCGCGCAGAATTTGAGGCGTTTAAGGAGGCGGAGGCAGAATGAAGAAGTACAGGATTGCTCTTTACATCCGTCTCTCTTTGGAGGACGCCAAAACAGACAGTATGAGTATTTCCAGCCAGAGAAACATCCTTCGGGAATATGCCTCTGAACTGCCGGAATATGCTAATGCGGAACTTACGGAATTTGTAGATAACGGGTACAGCGGGGCAAACTTCGAGCGCCCTGCGGTGCAGGAATTGCTTGACCTGGTACGGGCTAATCGGATTGACTGTATCATGGTAAAGGATTTTTCCCGCTTTGGCCGCAACAGTTTGGAAACAGGCTATTTTATCGAGCGGGTATTTCCGCTGTTCCATACCCGCTTTATCTCTGTCAATGATGATTTTGATACCAAAAAGCTGAAAGGCGATACCGGCGGTATGGAAGTCGCCTTCAAGTATTTAATCAGCGAGTATTATAGCCGTGATATGTCGGTAAAGACCAAAACGGCCAAATACCTGAAGTTCCAGCGGGGCGAATACCAAAGTAAAATTTGCCCTTACGGTTATCGCAAAGGGGAAAACGGACGGATGGTGCCGGACCCGGAGACTTCCGAAGTAGTACAGAAAATTTTTGAATATGCCGTAAATGGCATGAACGCAACCGATATTGCGCGGGAACTTTCCCGTCAGCAGATTCCCACACCCGGAGAGCATAAGGCCCGAAAAGGGATTAAGACACACGATGTTTCAAGAACTCACGGAATGTGGTGCAATTCTACTGTGCTTCGGATTCTTGCTGACGAACGATATATGGGCACTTATGTGATTGGCAAAAGAGAGGTTACAGAAATCGGCGGCCACAAGATGCGGAGCAAAGCGGAAAGCGACTGGATCAAAATACCGGACCATCATATACCGCTGGTGAATGAGGAAATCTTTTCAAAAGCCAATGCCTCTATTCAGCGTTTTAAGATTCCAAATAGGAAAAAACACGACTATCTCCTGCGTGGGAAGGTTATCTGCGGATGCTGTAAACATGCCTTGCACCTGGCAAATGGGACATCTTACCGGTGCCGCTTTTCCAGCACGATTCCTTTACTTGACTGCTATAACATTCATATCCGGGAAAAAGAACTGAATCAGCTTGTATATGAATTGCTATGCAAACAGTTTCAGGTAGCCTTCGGTATTGACAGCTTAGCGGATCTCCGTAAGGTAGATACCGTTGCTATACGTCAAGCTGACTTTGACCGGCAGATTTTTGAACTGCAGGAAGAAAAGCGGAAACTGTATGAAGCTCTTGTTTCCGGCAGGATTCCGCTCTTGGAATACAAGGATCAAAAAGAGCAGATCAGTGAAAAACTGTTGGAAGTACAGAATACCAAAGCGGTTGTCATGGCCCGTCTTGAAGCCGAACAGGAAGAACGGCAGCACCAGCGCCAGCAGATGGATATTTCCCGGATGCTGACGGAAAGCGATGGGCTGACTTCGGAATTAGTTGATCTTCTGATTGATAAGATTTATGTTTATCCTGATAAACGGGTAGATATTGCCTTTAAGATAAGGGACAGCTTTACAACTCACGACTGAGGAAAGGAATTGGTTATGCGGATTGCGTTTTATTACAGAAAAGGCGGCACAACTTTTGGGTGTATGCTGCCGGAAGAAAAGGAGCGACTTCATGCGTTTTTTGCCGCCGAACAGAAACGGGAGGCGGCAAAATTCCTATCAAGAAAGCTGGAACGTGGGGACAAGAAAAAATAAATATTTTTTTGTCGTGGACTTGACATAAGGGTGGCGCAGATCGTGAAACCGAATCAGCGGAAGCTCCGCCTGTTTTAACAGTGTTTTTAATCGGTGGTAAGC